AGGTCCACTCACTCTGAGGTGCATCGGATACCTCTTCTTTGTGTTCCAGATAATTATACAGGTCAGAAAGTGCATTGACTCCATCCCGGCTGGCTTCATCCTTGTAAATGAAGTTACGCAGGGTACGCATATAAGGGTTGTCCCTCATTTCTTCTACATACCTTTGCGTGGCCTCAAGGATGTCCTTTGCCGGATACTCTCCGTACTTACGGATAAACATGCGGAGTCTCTCCTTCAGGAGCTGTGGACCATCTGCCCAATATTGGTCAGTACCGGGTTTCTTTCCTTTCGGATACACAGCCTTCATCTTCTGTACCAGGTCATCAAGTTCCTCTTCAGAAATCTGAGGGGTGGCACTGTCAGCAAGTGTGGCGTAAAACCGGTCAATAGCAATTTGATTGGGCAGAACAAGTCCAAGTTCAACCCGTGCAGTCCCCATCCTAATCATGTTGTGGGCAGCTTCATCCAAATCAACCTTCCAGAGGGCAGCAAGTATGATGATAAACTCTGCTGCGGTCAGGTTATGCTTCTCAAGAAGCGTAGTGTCAACTGTGATTCTCTGCGGTTCCATAAATGATGTTTTTGATGGATTCTTCACTTGTTTGGGATACGAACATCCGGGTGATTAGAGTGGGATTGTAATTCCTGAGCATCTTTGCCACAATTTCCTCTTCCCTGGTGCCTACATAATATGGTATGATAAGCAGGGGATTGGGATGCCTGAGAAGACGGCCAAGTCTTTGGGCCTCCACAATCTCAGATGAACCAATGTTTGCATAGATGCCCACTTGGCAGTTCTTCAGATTCACTCCCTCATTCAGCATGTTGCATGCTGTGATATGATGGATTTCCTCCTCATTGAACAGCTCAAGATACTCCTCAGCCTTCTTGTTCTTGGAGTTGATGCAAAATTTACCAAGCTCCTCGGTCTGGGCAACTGAGGTACAGAAGGTAAGTGTACGGAAGGATTCCACATAAGTGAGCAACCTCTTGACAAACTCCCCTTTCTGTTCAGCAAGCCAGTCCAGTCTTTCCTTCGCCTTGCGGAGCCAGTTATTCTTCTGGAAGACTTGCTGGGATGCAATATATTGCTTCTTCCACCACTCAATCATCTCTGAATTGTAGTTGTACCATTCCTGCTGGGTACAGCGGATATGCACAGGCCGGTTGGTGATTTGCTTGGCAGCAAACCTGTCCTTATACATGAACACAACCGGCTGGCCATGTTTGCTCTTCTGCTTGATGATGACTTGATTGATTACGCGGTTATCCAGCATCATTGGAATGAGCAGGATTTTGGGGTCTGGCAGAATCTTGTCATCAATAGCATCCCTTGCAGTTACGGAATACTCTTTAATGCCAACAAAGGCATCTTTCAGTCTCCACCTGGGTTCTTTGGTAATGGTGGCACTCATGGCAATCACATGTTTGAATGTGAAATTCAATGAGGCATCATAGCAATTCTCCGTGAAGTGGTGACATTCATCCAGGATGATGTAATCCCATGGAGTTTCTGCATGTTTGTAAAACGATACATAAGTGGTAAATACCACATTGGCCAGTGCAGGAAACTCCCATTTCTCAAGCTCTGCCTTCCAGTTGTCTATGAGGACAAGTCTTGGCACTACAATAAGGACATTGAAAGACATTCCAATAGGTTGTTCCTTCATAATATCCAGTGCAATCTTGGTCTTACCGAAGCTGGTTGGCAGGCGAAGCATAAGATGGGCATGTTCCTTGGACAAGGCCAATATCTTTTGATAGTGCTCTTCTCTTGTCATGTCATTTACTGATTATTATTGTGGTATCCCTTTCGTTAGTTGGCAAAGTTACATATAATGTATCAATTTCGTGATGCACTAATGTGCCTTCTTCCTGACACCAGCATGAGGCTGAATGAACCATGGATAGACTATAAAAGCCATGATACACCAGATATTTATGGTCTTCATACTCAAGTTCATAGAGGTTACCAGTGTTATCCAGTGGTGTCAGGTGGTATAGCCTATGTTTAGGATATTCAGGACCTTCAGCCCTTTTTCCACAGCATGCTAAGCAAAGTACGGCAAGAAGTAAGATAAGTAACTTTTTCATACTATTCAGAGTTTTGTGTGGGTGTTTGGTTGTCAGGAGTCTGCTCAAGCTGCTGTGCAAGAGCTTTCTTGTCAACCACAAGATTCAGGTCATCTTTATCTACATGTTTTTCCTCAAGGTTTCTCCAACGGATTGCCTTTGAGTTCTTATTGCAGACAATGTACACACCTTCTTTGCTTGGATGCACATAGAATCTAATGTACTTGAAATCCCAGAATCCTGTTGTTGTTACACCGGGACAATCAAAGTCAAGATGCCTCCAATCTCCGTGACCACCAGCCCACTGCTCAATCTTCTGAAGCCAAGGGATGATTTCTTCAATGGTGATACAGAAGTCTTCTTTTATGAGCTTGGGATTCTTGATGAGGTTTACGATTCCTCTGTCCTCATCAATTTCAGCCGGATTGAACCGGCAGTAAATGGCAAAATCCCTGGTGTCCACATTGATTTGGAGAGCTTCCCTGGGGAGAATTTCCTCGCCAGTCTTTCCTGCCTCCTCGATGAGGGAAGAAAGAGGCTGCCAGCAGTTTCCTTCCTGTCTGGCAATCCATTGTTCTTTTGAGGGCATGGCTAAACAGGTGTTATGGCATAATCAGCCAGTGAGAAAACCTCCCTGAAGATTGACCGTTGGTTCATTTCTCCCTTCTGGGTTATTTTGTGGAGGACGGGAATTACATTTTGCCTTGCATCAATGGTCCAGCTTCCAATGAATCCTTCAATCTTGACAGGATTTCCCTTGAGGTCTGTCCCAATGAGTTGTACTTTGGTGCCCCAAGGAATGTCCTTCTTGGAATCATTGATGTACTGGGAGATGACTTTGAGTTCCTGGGCCCTGAGGTCAGCTTGTTTCTGCTGAATTTCCTCCATGGTCTTTTTGTATTCTTCCTTATTCATGATGTTTACTTCTTAAACAGCAGACTTACAATAAAGTCCCATGAGGACTTGAGGATGTTGACCGGGGCCTGGCCTTCTTTGAGCCTTTTGCGGTTCTGTACCACTGAGTGTCTTCCTACTGTAAGTACGGCCATTACATCAGGGTTTCCCACCATTTTCTGATAATAATGACCTGAGATTGCACCGGGAGTTCTTCCGATGATTTCTGATGCAGCAAAGAAGGAAGCCTTGAGGTTAGTAGGATTTTTACCAATTTCATCAATCAGAATATCCTCTTCTCCAGGTGTCCATCTTGGATAAGCTTGTCTTGTAGGTCTGCTGTTGTGATTATTTCTTCTTCTGGGCATAATGTGTTGATATTTAAGGTGTTAATACTCTATCAATACTGTCAGGAGGAGGGCATCAACATTATGCCGGCTCATCCCCCCCCCCTTATGACAGTAAGAAATTTGGTTACTATATGTCACTGATTTCGTTTCTTTAGGTAAAAATCTCCCTCCCCATTGCTGGGGAGGAGAGAGAAACAAAACAGTGAACATGGGAAAATTGGATTCATATTAACCCCCCCCCCGGATACTTTGTTTCCGTAATTAGTCTGCTCACCCCGACACTCCCTGGACTTACCCTCTTCCCGTGTAATACGGTACTCTGGGACTTACCGGCCTGGAACGGTGCTTCCTAACACATCTGACTTTCTCCGGGGTGGAGGAATTTTAGGCTTATTTCCTGTTCACCGCAGGCTTTTGCCCTTTATATGTCCCTCCATATACTTGGTCATGGAGAATTTCATCTTGTTTGGGATGTCTGGTCCTGTGAAGAACCATAATGGGTTTCTTGATTTCTCCAAAGAGGAAGAAACAAGTAGCCACTTTTTCTGCTTTCCTGTTCTGTTTCATATCTTAAAGTTATTTGAGTTGGTCAATAATTACCTCAGTGGCAGCCCTGAATCCTTTATCAAAGCGAAGCTCTTTCTTGCAAGGAATGGCCATTTGTTTAAGGTCTTTCATCAGGGTCTTATATTTACTGAGAAGCTTGTGACATGCCCAATGGGCCAGGAAAGCAAAGATGGTTGTAAATCCAATGCAGACCATCCATGCAGCCAGGATTACAGTCCCCTCCATAATGAAGGAGATGGTGATGACTGAAATGTTTACGCTGAGTATGACTGTGGTGCATATCAGCAGGACTTTAATGTACTTTTCCATAATGTTTACTGTTATTGTTAATTGGTGACCTCAGGAGGAATCGAACCTCCATTTGAAGTTTAGGAAACTTCCGTTCTATCCGTTGAACTATGAAGCCAAAGTGTCCGGAGCATTTTTAATCCACGAGAGTCTCTATATGGCAGCGAGTTGTGTGGCCGCTCCGGATTTGGGGAATTAGGGGAAATTTTAAGAGAACTTCCCCTAATTTATGGGAAACAGGACTCTTTACTCTTCCGCCGCAGAGACAATTGTTTACAAACCCTGCGGGTTGGCAGTCCTGTTTAAGTCAGTATTATTTCTTCCTAATCTGGACTATAACCTCGTCACCATCCTTAATATCGGTATCTTTTATATTGACCCATATCTCATCGTCATCCGGACGAGCAATTCCTTCTTGAGTGTATCCTTGCTTTGCCATCCATTTAGCACCAGCTTTGAAGCAATTAACATCATTTTCAAAAGCCTTGGAAACTTCATACGGGTCATCAAATGGTGAATATGCTCTTTGTGCAAATTGCATTGCTGCCTCGTTCAGATTGGAGGGAAGGGATGTCTCTTGTGATAATACCTTAATTGCTTCTACTTGTTCTGCGGTTATCATTCTTTCCTGTCCTTCCCAAGTTGCCAGACTACTAAGAACTAATTTTGCAAACTCTCTTGTCATATTACTAAAGTAGTTTTTGAAGGCCGTGATAAAGAGATATTAAGAGTGGGTTTCCCGGAGTACATGTGTGTTCAGTAAGGTAATTGATTGCCGAATCTAATGCATCCATTTGCTCTTTGCTGGGCTTCCAATTAGGCTGAGGACGGAGGGAATCAAGTAACTTCCATATAGTCTTAATCGTGTTTATGTCAACAAACTTACCTGTTGTAATAAGCACCTTTATAGATTCAATCTTGTCCTTATCCTCCTTACTCCACTCTTGTTTTGGTTGGGGATAGAGGGATTTGAGCCAATTTATTTCTTTGGTATAAATAGCCGGTCCTTCTTCTTTTACACAAGTGTTGTTTGAAAGAGCATGTATGATATAATCTATCATTTCCTCATCTTCCTCGCTCCACTCTGCGGGCTTCTGCTCTTTTAATCCAGCTTCTTTTCCAGCATTGAACGCATTTTCCTGGCACTTCTCGCAGAAATAATCATCAGTCTTATATCCCGGCACATTCTGCTCTTTCTGCTTTTCAAGCCAAGCGAATGCTTTAGTTTTATCTGCCGGAGACATATAACCACCTACTTGAAGAAGATGAATGATGCTTTTCCTTATCTTTTCATCCTCACTATCCTTCGGCTCAATGATAACCTTGTTACCCTTAATTCGGGCCACGCAGCCTTCAGGGATTTCTATTGTTTTGTTCATAACTATTCAATTTTATACATCCATTCGAGAGCTTCAAGAGCCAATCCCTTTTCAATTAAGTGTCTAAAATCAAAATGATGTTCAAGAAGCCAGTCCATGTATTTTATGCAGTATGGGGTTCTTCTTAAACTTTTACCGTCTGGAACATGAACATAACTATTCCATTCTTCTTCCTCTTCCTCAGTCATACTTGACATTGGACGAAGATAAGGTTTGACATTTGGAATGGAGTCTAATGAAAGATGCCTTAGTTCTATGGGAATACTATATCCTTTGGCTTGTATGTATACATGATATGGTAACCTCATGCTGAGGTCCTTAAACAGTAGTTCTTTATCTTGAGTATTCATTTTGCAATAGTCATTTTAAAGGTATCTCCAGCTTTCAGATATGGTATGTCCTTGTTTGTATCTTCATAGATAATCTCAATACCGTGGTATGTCTTATCCGGAGATTCAGAACAAGGATTATATGATTTTAGAACTCTTGCCTCCACTGTTGGAGCTTCTATAAATCCAGCAAAGTGCCGGGCAGTCATCATGATGACTTGTTTGGTCTCTTCAGTTCCATGCTTTTTAAGCCATTCCCATATCTCTGAATCTAAGTCTCCAGGATGTTTGAAGGTAGTATTATTCTTTTCCATGTCTTTAGCTTTGAAAAAAAAAAACATTGCATCCTCAGGATGAGGTTTTGACAATTTTGATTGACGATATTTAGCTCTGCTTAATCCTGCTATGTGGGCTAACTAACCTAATACCCTGACGCATTTAGCTTTGCTGCCATCCCTGGCTGGAGGTTGGATAAGCCTAATTGACAACTCCTTCATGGCTGTTTGGACACGGGCTCACCCTTTGGATGCAATGTTAGTTTACCCCTCCCCTTACGACACACCAGTGGAAGGAGAAGGGGAGGGTTCATCTTGAAACACCAGAAGTCACCAAGCATGTTTACACGGTCTGTGCATGGTTAAGACCATTTTTCCACTTATACGAAAGATGAGTAAGAAAGGAGGAGAAGGGCTTCTTAATGAGGTGAAACTTTTAAAAAGTCTGACCGGAGTACCGGATTGCTTTTTCAGAGTGAAAAAGACTATACCACAAAGAGCCAGTGGTATACCGGTACTCCAAGAACAGCCAGACCCCCAAAGTTACAAATTATTCTTCAGAAGCTCAACAACCTGCTTTGTAGTATATTCAGTACCATGGACTTCATTGTAATTGTCTTTCAATGAATGTTCCAAGTCCAGGCTGGTCTGAAGATTCTCCATGTCTTTCTTTCTGAATCTTCTTTTAAGTTCGTAGATTACATCATCCACTGCCCATAGCAGGGATATGATAATTTCTCTCAAGTTCTTTTTCATGACTGTTTTGTTTTGTGTTTTACACGGAAACCTTGCTCATAGTACGGGCGGCGTTAACCCATGTACTTCTTCACTTATGGAGACGATGTTATCTCCACAAGGACCGGATGTTCAAGCAGGAAAACTCCCGTGTCCTCAACATCTTGGAAATGATTATTGAGTTTTTGGTTGCCAGTATGCCACATGTAGTATTTTATCCCCAGGAAGACCTTATATTACTACAAGTCTCCAAATTGTGTTTCCATGGAGCACAACTTGGCAAGGCTTTCCCATCCACCTTGGTACAGTAAGGCTGAGATGCGGCAGGCCAGCGGTTTGATGACGGATTACCCAGGTTTTGGTTAGAGGAATTTACTGCCAGTATCAATATTTGGTTTAACTTCTTTGGGGTTCCGTCAATGGTGAAACTCAAACTCTGTGTATATTTCTCCTGTGGCCGGGTCAAATATCCGGAATGGGAGAACTGCATGACAGACTGGGCAACACACATAGTCCAGACCGAAGATGTCAAACTTATTGGTAAAGTTACCATGCATGAGGTCAGACTCATCAAATTCTACAAGTGAATCACAGCCTGGACATGTGTGCTTATATTGTGCCATATTACTTAATCAATTCTGCTTCGTATCCATACCATTCTTGCTGTTCTTTTCCCTCTTCCTGTTCTTTGGTTTTTTCATTTTGTGTGGCTACCTTGCAGGCAAGTACTGCATTTTCTGCCATTACTTCAACCTCTTTGTTAACGGAAGGATTATTGAAAAGACAAAGTTTTACTTTAAAGCGTTTCATCTCTGTTGATTTTATTTGTTCTACTGTTTGTTGATTGGTGGAAGTGAGTGGACTCGAACCACTATTGTCAGAACCAAAATCTGATGTCCTACCCTTGAACGACACTTCTATGAAACTCCCTTGTATGAGTATGCAAGAGAGCTATGTTCTTCTGAAATGAGCTACACCATCATTAAACCATAAGGGTATGCGAACACGAGACCATGAAGTGTGGGTTGGATAATATCTTCTCTTGATAAATCCATATCCACCCTTTCTTGTCTTTCGGTGTTTGAGAACCCTGAAGGTCTTATGGTTGCAATCATCCCAGACTATGATTGTTCCTTTTGTGTTGTATGGTCTGTGGTCACTACGATACCTGTAGGAACGATGATACCAATAAGGAGCAAACCTATAAGTAACAGGCTTATGCAACCATCTTGCAAACAGAAGGGAAAGGAGATTCACAGGTCTTTTGACATGCTTTTTCCTTTCCCTCTTGTTTACTACCACATACTTATGATGGTGCGGGTCATCCGTATGTATCTTTGAGGCCATTACTCAGCGGTGGCTTTGTAAGATTCATACACCATTTCTCCAAGAGTGCGACCCCTCTTCCGGTCATGAGTATAATGATTGATGACCTTTACTACCCTGTTATAGAAGGTTTCTGTGACTGGAACCATGTTGCCAGTGGGTTTACCCTTTTTGTTGAGTTCCGGCTGCATGATGGGCTTACCTTCCTTGTCACGGCAAATGACAGTGAAAGGCATCAAACGGGTGACTGTCTGCTTGCGAAGAACCTGATGTCCGAACCATTTGGAACGGCCTTCCTGCTTTTTGTATCCAAAAGGATGAGCTTTGATGTAAGACATGACTGTTTTGTTTTAAGATTGTTGTAATAATGTTGCAAATATAGTGTTTTTAGGCTGTAAAAACTGCATAAACCCACCACTTTTTGGTCATAAATTGCCTGAAAGCGGTTGGAAAATCACACAATTTGTTGGGTAAAATGGTATTATGTGTACTTGTTCAGTGGTGGGCTATGCAGTAAGAAAGTCCAAGTGTTTTTATGCATCTGAGGAATGGGGAGAATAAGGAGGAGAATAAGGTGCCAACAAGCCTAAGACCTCGCACCCCTCAATGACCTTTAAGCACCCAAAAACTCCCCACAAACTTAATGGTCTGCAAGGTCAAATGTTTTGAGTCTGCAATGGTCATATAAATGTCCTTCAAATGCCCAATGTTTGAAGTTAGATTAGCCAATTAACTGCACTTGTATGCCTTGGTTCATCACTTCAATGTTGATGGGTTCAAGTTCAAGGTCCTCAATAAGGGCAAGCACTTCATCCGTAAACATAACTCAAGTGGAACTTAAATGGAAGTTAGTTTATACCTTATATATTATATATGCGCGTGAAGCGGGCATGTGGAAAAGCGGGCCCGTTAAAAAAGCACCCTCGGAGAACAAGTCCCCGAAGGTGCAGTTACGGTTGGATATGTGCTGGTGTCCTAACGGCTCAGGGTCTGGGCAATGCGGGAGCTGGCGTGTGCAGAGAGGTCAATATCCCCTTGCAGGTAGAGCATCCAATTCTTCTTGCCGTTGTTCCCAATCCAGGGAGCAACCATGACATTCTCCGGAAGGGTGAAGACCTGACCTTCCGGGGTGGCAGCAAACTGCTCCTGGAGCTTGCCTGCCGCATAGGCGGAAGTTACCACACCGCGGGAGTCCTTGCAGGACAGAGCCAGGGTGTGCTTCTTGTCGGTTTCACCGATTGCATACTGCTCAGAGCCAAACTTGGCCACAAACTCAAGGGGAGTAAGGGCAGCGGAGAAGTCAGTGGTGTTGGGACGGTTTGCGCTGTTGTTAGCGCGGACAGCTGAAAGTGCCATAATGTTTTGAGGTTTTGAGGTTAATGATTTTGTTTGCGGGCTTGGGCTGCATTCCTGCATTTTTCCCAATGCCCAAGGTCTGAGAGAGGAGAGTTTTCGGGATTCCCCCGAACCGGGTGGGGTATCACCCCAACCGGCACCTCCCAGGGGGAGGTGAGGGGGAGTTAGGCTCACCTCTCCCATACCACAAAAAATTTTACAAAAAATAAAAAATTTTTGAAAAAATTTATAGGTTTCTTTCCCATCCATTTGGATATAACCAAAACTTTGTTTACCTTTGTTCCAGACATAGGCTCAATGCTTAACTTATCAAGTGCATTGGGAACATGAGAGTTTTAGGAAGCCTGCTTGCTCCTACCAACTTATACATACGGCGGCGTAATATAAGAAGGGTACAGGTAAAGGAGCCTTTGGGAACTTCGGGACTTAGATATTAACGGGGCAGGTTACACTGGATTCTCATGCTTCTTGACAAGAAGCGAAGCTCTTGGGGATGCTGATTATCATCCGCCGGGAGGGTCCCTTGATAAGTTAATTACAGATTTTCAGGATTATTCAAAAGGATTACATATAGATTATCTGATTCCCCGTTTGCCCTTGCCCCGTCCCTGGCGTTGTGAAATGTCAGGGATTTTTTATATATTTGCGCAAAATGAGATACGCTATGAAGAAGGTACTTGTAATCCTGGATAATGGGCATGGAATCAACACTCCTGGAAAGTGTTCTCCGGATGGAAAATTCCGTGAGTATGCCTATGCAAGAATGTTTGTCAAGAGACTAAAGGCAGCTCTTGAAACACAAAACTATGAGGTTGTCATTCTCGTACCTGAAGAGGAAGACATTGGGCTTTCCATAAGAGCCGCAAGAGCCAATGAGATATACAATAAGTATAAGGCTACACATACTGTAGTTCTAATCTCCATACACAACAATGCTGCTCCTGGAAACGGGTGGTCCAATGCCCGTGGATGGGCAGCGTACACTTCAGTTGGGAAGACTGAGAGTGACAGAGTATGCAGATGCCTGTATGATGCAGCCGAGGTATATCTGAAGGATTACATTAAGAACTTCTCTTCTCCTGAGAAGGCTCAGAGGCCCATCCGTTCCACAAAGGATGAATCCAAAGGATATGAGGATAACTTCACCATCATTACGAAGACCAAGTGTCCTGCCGTTCTCACTGAGAACCTCTTCCAGAACAACAAGGAAGATGTTGCCTTCCTCAACTCTGAGGAGGGAATCCAGGCCCTCGTTGACCTGCATGTTGCAGGCATCATGAAATGGGCAGAAGGATATGACCTTGTACCGATAATCACTCATTAAGATATTGAGCCATGGCATGGAATGACTTGAGTGTGGCCCAAAGGTCACAAATGATGAACCTCTTCCGCCATAATGGAGTGTACAATCTTTCAGAGATGAGAAGGTTGTATGACGAAGTACATCCCTCATCCCTTGAGGAGGCACCATCCCTTACACCAGTAGCACCAATGTATGGAACCGGGGGCCAGAAGAGAGTGGACTTCAGCAAGTATATGAGGAAAGAACCCTATGCAATTGGAGGAAACCTCTTTGCTGAGGGTGGTCCTGATGCACCACCGCAAGTTGAGAACCTTCAGATGTTTTGGACTCCTCCTGTACGGCAGGAACCTGAAGTAAGTGTACCTTTGGCACCTCCAGATATGCAATATCCTGAGCCTCCGCAACCTGTGAACATTCCTGGTCGCAACCAGACAAACTGGTTTAGGCAGAGGGTTAATGAATACAGGAACCTGGACAAGCCGAACCCCTCAAGAATGAACCGTAAGCAAGTAAGAGAATTCCAAGAGAATATTGCCAATGAGGGTGGGTATGCACAGATGCTTGAAGGCATGTCCAAGGACCAGATAAAAGAGGTTCAAAGAACCCTCATCAACAAGGGTTTCCTCTCTTCTTCACGGAGGCAAGATGGCTCCTACAAGGAGGAGGATGGAATTGTCGGAAGGAAAACCCTCGCTGCTTGGAATAAGTATAACATTGATGGAATCTGGGGCAAGAGGTCCCAACAGGCATTGTCAAATGTCTCCAAACCTGAAGATAACCAGCCAAGTGGTAACTGGAATAATAACTTCTCCACCGCAGGTATTGACCAATGTGCAACCTGGGTAACCCGTAAGTATGAATCTGTCCTTGGGCCAATCTCAAGGCAAAATGGTGTATATGGTAATGCTTGGCAGATGCCTATGAATGTGGTAAATGCTGGTGGCCAAATGCTGTTTAATCTGTATGACCATGGCTTTGAAGATGTCCATACACCGGCACAGCTCAAACAGCGTACCAAGGAAAGACTGAAGCAAGACAGTTTTGATTACATGCAATTGCAACCTGGAGATGTGGTAGGTATATATTATCCTTACTCTGACCACCACCAGGATGTACTGAATGAAGGTACCACCTATAATACACATGTAGGCATTGTCACTGGCTTTGACTCCTCTGGAGTACCAATCATTGAACATAACATGGGTGGCTCCCACAAGAAAGACAAGGCCAATGCCCTGAAGTGGGGTTCCTCCATAGTTACTGTATCCAGGCCAAAGGTATCACAAGCTCCTGTCCAACAATATGATTTCAAGATGGGAAAATCTGGATATTCAGTTGATTTCAGTGGCCATCCTGCACAGAAACATACCACTCCTGAGAAGCAGCAGAACCTTCAAACCTTCATGAATGCCATGGCCGGTGCAACTGGTCTTGCATCGTATGTATATCCTGATGCCAATATGGATGCGGTCCAAAGGATTGCCATATCCGTCCTTGGCAGAGAGACTGCCTTTATGCAGGATACTGAATCAACGAGAGGTTGGTTTAATCGGGCAACTCAAGGCATGCAGGACTGGGCCAGAGAGCATGTACTTGAAAAGAGTCCTGAAACAAAGAGTTCTGACCTTACCAAGTTCAAAATGAGTTCACTTTCACCGGATGAAAGAGAACTGCTTGGTATCCATTCTCCTTCAGACTTGGAGAATCCAGCCATTGCAGGTAGGGCATCCCTCTTCCTGCTGGCAAAGAATTACGATTACTTCAAGAGGTTGGCAGCTCAGAATCCTGGACTTGGCCTCACCGAGGAGGATATTGAAGACCTTACTTCACTGTCATACAATCAGGGCATGGGTGCCTTATATCATATAGGTGCAAGAAGGACCTCTGATGGTAGCTTTGTGCAGGCTCCAGATGAGATTGAGAAGATAAGGGCTCTTGCAAGGAATGAAGGAGTGATTGATGACATGGGTGCCACTAAGCTTGGTCAGATTTCAGACCTTTTCCCTGCTTTAACTCCTGTAATGAAAGGAATCTATGAAAATGGACTTACTTTCCCTGTTGCTGGAGGTAATGCCATACACATAAATCTGGGTACAAGAAACACCTCATATATGCAAGCTGCAAGGCGGAACAGAAAAAGAATCAAAAAAGATTAGAAATTTATTTGCACTTTGTAAAAAAGTTACTATCTTTGCTCCCAGTGAGGTTAAAGGTTTAGGTAATGCCCCATAGCTCAGTTGGTCAGAGCAGATGCCTGTTAAGCATCGGGTCGGTGGTTCGAGTCCACCTGAGGCAGCAACATTGCGGGATAGAGCAGTCTGGCAGCTCGCTGGGCCCATAACCCGGAGGTCAGGAGTTCAAATCCCCTTCCCGCTACAAGTTGTTTTGTTATGGGTAAATCAAGAAAGAATCAGGGTACAACCCCTGACCCGGCATCCAGTTTCCCTGGGGAGAACTTCCATCTCCCTGGGGAAATTTTGGATGTACCTCAGCCTGAAGTGGCCGAACAAGAACCGGAGGAACAACCGGAAGAACAAGAGGAAACAGCACTTGATGTAATAGGTGCTGATACCATGAGACACCTTATTGACAAGGCTGTTTCACTGGGAATCCACAAGGAAGATGTCGTACAGATTGTTCCGGCAGACGGAATGTTCTTTATGGTATATGAGTAAGCCTACCACAGAAGAATATAATGACATTCCTGTGCTTTACTGTGGCAGGTGTCTCTCTCTCAGAATCATGAATGACGAGGTGATGGGAGATTATTGTCCTGACTGTGGAAGCACAGACATCAAGGAAGCACATATTGAAGAGTGGGAAAAACTTGTAAAAGAGAAGAACCAAGATAAGTCACTACCAAAAAATTTCACTTATGGCAAAGAAAGAAGAAACTAATGTTCACAGGATTCCGGTAAAGCCCGGAGCTGGTGCAGAACCTACCCGTCCCGGTGAGGGGGCTCCCCAGGGACAAAGGCTCAGTTATGAGCAACTCATGCAGCTTGCTGCCCAAACCAATGCTGAGAATCAGCGTCTCCGTCAGACCTGCTCTCAGATGAAGATGCAGCTGGAAAGGTTCCAGATGCAGGATTACTACCAGAGGCTTGAATGGCTTTGGAAGGTCATTACCCTCCCTGACAATATTCATGTGTTCACTCCTGAGTTTGTCAGTGCCAAGGTTGAGGAATTCATTGACCTCATGACCCCCATTAACCCTGAAGAGGAGAACAAGCAGCCTGGCAAGGAGCAACCGCAGCAAGGAGAATAAGTCATGATTCAGTCGGCAGAAAAACAACAGAAGGTGGCCGACGGAGGAATGATTATTCCATGCAAAAGTAGTGCGTTTATAAGGAGCTGGTTAGAGGTCATGCGGTCTGTCCATAAGCTCTCCAAGAAAGAGATGGATGTTGCAGCTGCCTTAATCAACTATCGCTTTGAGTTGGCTAAGAGTATCTCTGACCAGTCTCTTATAGACAAAGTACTGTTCAGTAAGGAAACTAAGGAGATAATCATCCAGCGGGAAAACATTACTGCTGACCACTTTAAGATGATTCTCCACAAGTTGAGGGAAAACAAGGTCATCATTGGTAAGACGGTAAATCCAAGATACCTTCCGGATTTCGTTCCAGGTAAACCTTTCAGGTGGTTATTTATTTTCCAGAATGAGAATTGATGGTGCCATACAGGAAGTTGCAACTGAACTTGGACTGCCATTTGAGGTATGCAAGAGGGCATATCTTTCATCCTGGGAGTTCATAAAGACAACTGCACAGGCACTGCCACTGAAAGAAGACCTTACTGATGAACAGTTCCTCCAACTCAGGCCAAATTTCAACCTCCCTTCGCTTGGTAAACTCTTCGTAACGAAGGACAATTACAGAAGGAAAAAGAACAAGTTCCTGCATATTAAAGAATTACAGAAAGGAAACCATGGCAACAATCTTCAAGATTAAGAAACTTAAACCACAATTCAACCAGATTGTGGTAACCCGTGACCTGTACGGTGAGCAGCGTAGTAAGGCAGGTCTGTTCCTCGGTAAGACCCATACCATCAAGGAATACCAGACCGTTGTAAGTGTTGGACCTAATGTAAAGGGTATTGCACCAGGTGATGTGGTGTTCATAAACCCTAAGAGATACATGACGGTTGAACACAAGGATGGCTTACAAGACAAAGAACAGAATGTTATCCAGGACCAAATGAAGGCCCAGTTTAGCATTCCTACCTTCACCGTGTATGACCTGCCAGACGGTGGCTCAAGAGAACTCATGATTATCGGTGACAATGATATTTACTTTGTTGCTGAAGGGGAGGAATTTGAGACGGCACCTGTCCTTGCTCCCCAGGATGGTATCATCAGGAGTTGATGAATTTGCCATTGTTATCTGAGGTTGGCCTGCCTGGAAAGGCGGGCCTTTTTTAATTAAGAGAAACAAGTTCATGGGTATATTAGAGGAAAGTAAAAACCTATATGAATTTAAGGGGAAGATAACCTTAAAGGAACTTATGAAGCCCTTCTCCTCCTCTCCTTTCCAACTGTTCCTTATATGGTTTAAGGATTTCCTTTTCAAGATAAAGCATAAGAAATGAAACTACTGGAATGGGTTGATTATCAAGTACGAGTAACACCTGAGGCACTGCTTGTCAGGCCAATCAGGAAGCTGTATAATGCTGACCGTACCCAACGGAAAGAACAGTTTATGCAGCAGATGTCATACCTTTTCTTCATGGTTGACCCAAGGTCAACTTACATGTACATCATTGATGAAGAAGAAAGGGAGCATCAAATCAAACTTCAAGAGGGTCTTCCAGATGACTTCAAGCCTTCAAAGGACCTCCTTGAGGCCATGGAAATCTATGGTAAGCATGTCATTACTTCTTCAACTCGCCTGCTGGAGGCCACAAGGTCTGCGGCTGATGCACTGAAGGATGAACTGGATAATACCAGGAGCCTCCTGCGAGAGAGGACGGATAAAGGTGCCCGCGTAACCAAGGCCAATGATGTGATTGCAGTAATGGAGAAACTGCTGAAAGTAATACCACAGCTTCAGGACCTGGAGAAGAAGGTTGATTCTGAAATCCGGGAAAACACCAGAGCAAGGGGTAATACCAATTCAATGTTTGAGGACGGAGTATGAGTACACAACTTGAATTGCCTACATGGCAAACCACTGTCATCTTCCTTGTCAATGAGGATGCAGAAAGCCTTGCGGAATTTATCAATAAGAACAAGAAAAGGCTCCTTGAGTCAGAGATTAAGGAGCTTTGGGAAGGATTCCGTGATGATAATATTGATGGCCAGGTAAATGACTTCTCAAAGGGTGGATATTACTGCATGATAAAGTCTCCATTTGCTGAGACTTGCTGGTCACATGAAATCTTCCATGTGGTAAACAGAATCCTTATGGACAGGGGAGTAACCCATGATGGGAGTGCAGAACCTTGGGCATATCTGACCGGCCAGCTTACAAAGGTATATCTCCGTGAGGTTATACCAATGGTCAAGGAAGAAATCAAGGAAAGAAAAAAGAAGAAATGATTAGCTTTGACTCAATTGAACGCATCGGAGATGCACTCCTGAAAGAGAAGAAGCTTCCAGGACAATTCATCGTCGGAAGACATTATGACCAGGGGCCCATACCTCTGGCCAAGACATACATAGTGGAGCTGTTCTGGAGTTATCACGGTCAGAACCTTCTTATCCTTCATGAAGAGGAGTCCAAGACATGCCCATATAACGCCTCTGTGTATGATTCAGTATATGAGAAACTGCTTGTCAATTTCATCCTTAAAGGAAATGAGATATGGAACTTAATCAATACCAAACTCCAATAGAGGAACTTGTTTACAAGAAGATGGACCCTCTTACAGGAGAGGTGTCCATGATTCATTTCAAGGATGCTCCGGAGGAGGTCCAGAATGAGTTTAATGAGGCAATTGCAACCGTGCCTCTCATTCAGTGGCTCATATCAGCTGACCGGCCAAAGATTGGTGACCTTCCAAGAGATGAGAATGGCAGGGCCATCTGGAGGATTGAGTATCCACCCATCATTGAGAACACTGATTACTTCAGACCAACTGCTCTTCATTTCCAGAAGACCGGCCTTCTGACTGACCTTCGTCCAAACCCCAATCCAAACAGTGAGTATGCCAAGTGGAAGGATGAAGAGGTTCGGAGAATCCGTGAGGGTTTCCTCAGGGAATCAGATGGTGCATACATACCTGGATATATGTACTGGTATCTCAATTACTGCCCCATTGTTCTGACCTTGGAATCAGAGGAAAATGAGGATGTTGGTGACCGTATTGAGGAGTTCCCAGATGTCTGGGAGGGCCTTATCTGGAGGTTCACAGGCTGGCAGAAGGCAAGAAGTCTGGGTAAATACTTCTTTGAGGTATCCAAGCGTGGTTCCTCAAAGTCATACAGTATTGCTTCCGGCCTTTCCAGGGGTTTTGTTATTGGTGACCGTAAGCCTTCACCAAACCACAAGGCAGTTACAAGGGGTGTTGTGCTGGCAGACAACAAGGACTTCCTCATCAGGGATGGGACCCTAAACAAGTTTGAAAGTATGATTGACTTTCAGGCCGAGAATACTCAGTTCCCCCGCAAGAGACTGAAGAATTCCCTGAATGACATGTCTTGGACAATGGGGTATATTGACCTCAACACAGGCACAAAGAAGGGTACTGGCAATGAGGTATATGGCGTTGCCATCAAGGATGACCCTGGTAAGGTCCGTGGTAAGCGTGCTTCCCTCTACGCGCTTGAGGAGATTGGTAAGTTCCCCAATCTGGCTGCGGTTATGAAGACAGCCGAGCGTTCTGTGAAGGATGGTAATGTTGTGTTTGGCCTGATGATTGGTGTTGGCACCGGTGGTGAGGAGGGCAATGACTTCTCCGGAGCCCTTGACCTCATTTATCATCCAACCGGTTCCAATATTCTGGCCTTTGAGAATGTGTGGGATAAGTCTTCTCAGGCAAGAGGTACTTCAATCTTCTGCTTCCCTGCTTATGTAAACCGGCTGGGCTGCTACAACAAAGATGGCATCTCTGATGTAACCAAGGCCCTGTATCAGATATGCTGGGAAAGGTACATAGCCAAATATGAGAACCCTGACCCCATGCAGATTACCCGTACAAAGGCTGAAGACCCCATTACCTTGCAGGATGCAATCATGCGAAGGGATGGCACCAAGTTCCCTGTGGCCCAGATTACGGAGAGAATACAGGAGATTGACCTCAACCCGAACTTCTTTGATTGTGTTGAGGTTGGACGGCTGGTGCAGGAGAGTTCAGGTAATGTGAGATTTGAACCTACCGGAGACAAACCAATCCATAAGTTCCCCCACAAGGACAACAAGATACATGGTGCCGTTGAGATAAGAGTGCTGCCTGAAAAAAACCGTGACGGAAAGGTATTCTCAGGAAGGTACATAGCAGGCTGTGACCCTATTGATGATGATACTTCCACCACCCTTTCCCTGGTGTCCATTTATGTGTTGGACCTCTGGACGGATAACCTTGTATGTGAGTGGACAGGCCGTCTGGATGATGCAGATTCATGCTATGAAATCTGCCGTCTGATGTGCATCTTCTACAATGCAAAACTTAACTATGAAAACAACAAGAAGGGCCTGTATGCCTACTTCAAGAAGATGAACTGCTTGTACCTTCTGGCTGAGACTCTGGAGTTCCTCAAAGACAAGGAATGGGTATCCGGAGACCTCAGGGGTAACAAGATGTATGGTGTCAATGCCAATGAACACATCAACGGATATGCCAGGGACAGACTCAAAGACTGGCTTCTTCTTCCGGTAAAAGTGGTTGAGAAGACACCTGAAGGTGAGAAGGAAACCACAGTGCCGAAAGTGATGACCCTTTGGAACAGAGCCCTCCTGGAAGAATGCCGTCAGTGGAATCCTGATGGTAACTTTGACCGTGTATCTGCTATGGGCATGCTCATGCTTATGCGTGAGGAGAAGATGATTATTGCAGGTGGCACCATTGTTCCGGACCGTGGACAATCCTCAAAGAAAAACAAGGGCCAAGACCCGTTCTTTGAGAGGAATTACAAGCCTGGAAAACATCATGGAATCCAGTAAATTTAGGAAATTTCTACCCAATTTGTGTACATTTCCAAGAATGATTATCTTTGTGACAATAATAGGATATTATGAGTAATACTGTACAATTTCCTCGACAGGCCCTGCCTGACCGCCGCAAGACTGAAAAGTGGAGGAGGCAGTGTATGCTCTGGGCAGACTCAAGAAGTTCCCAGAACTTCAGTCCTGTCCGTAAGTCCGTAAGACACAAGAGGATAAACTATGACTTGCTGAATGGCATCATCCACATGGAGGATGTTGCCCTTCTTCTGAATCCGGCTGATATTGATGCTGATTACATCCCTGAAAAGATTCAGCATTTCCCCATCATGAACTCAAAGCTTGAGGTCCTGATTGGTGAGGAACTCAAGAGGCCGTTTGACTGGAGGGCAGTTGTCACCAACATGAATGCCATCAGTGCCATTGAGGAGAACAAGAAGAAAGAACTCCTTGAGGCCATGCAGCAGGTTATTGAAGATACCTCCATCAGTGAGGAGGAATATGCCAGCAGGATTGAGCAGCTCAATGAATATTACACTTACAACTGGCAGGACCTCCGTGAAAAGCGGGCAAATGAGTATCTGAAGCATTACATCAAGGAGTACAATGTACCTCTTATCTTCAACAGCGGCTTCCGTGATGCCGTGACTGTGGGTGAGGAACTCTACATGTGTGATATTGTGGCCGGTGAACCTGTCATTGAAAGGCTCAACCCCCAGAAGGTACACATCTTCCGTTCCGGATATTCCAACAAGGTTGAGGATGCAGACATTATCATCATTGAGGATTACTGGAATCCCGGTAGGATTCTGGACACTTATGGTGATGTGCTGTCCAAGAGAGACATTGATTATCTTGAGAATCTGCCTAACTACCTTGGTGGAGGTGAAGATTCCATGGGCCATGTGGATGAGCGTCAAGGCTTTATCCCAAAGACCATGATGGATGACACCTTCAGCTTTGACAATGACTCACCTTTTGGCTTTGTGGATATTCTGAACACAGAATCCACCCTCATGCCTTATGATTCCGCCGGTAATGTCCGTGTGCTTCGCATGCTATGGAAATCCCGAAGGAAAATCAAGAAGGTTACCTGGTATGACGAAGAGTCCGGTGAACAGAAGTTTGGCTTCTTCACAGATGATTATGTCATTGATGAGAACAAAGGTGAAGAGGAGAAGGAGCTGTACATCAATGAGGCTTGGGAAGGCACCCTCATCGGTGGTGCAAACCACAACTTTGAGGACCACAAGAATGATGGTACCTATGGTATCTTTGTGAACATCCGTCCCCGTCCAGTCCAATACAGCAGGCTCTCCAGTCCTTCCAGGTGCCACCTGGGTGTGATTGGTACCATTTACAACCTCAATGATGACCGTCCCTTCAGCCTTGTGGACATGATGAAGCCATACAATTACATGTATGATGTGCTTCACTATAGGCTGATGGATGCCATTGCCTCAAGCTGGGGCTCCCTTGCTGATGTTGACCTTGCCCAGATTCCTGACGGATGGTCCTTTGACAAGTGGCTGTACTTTGCCAAGGCAAATCACCTGAATGTCCGCAACTCTATGAATGAAATTCAGGAGGGCCCGGCCAAAGGCAAGCTTGTTGGAAGCCTCAACAACAATACCCAGAAGATTATCAATGATGCTTCCGGTACTTACATTCAGCAGCTGATGAATCTGGCTGAGTGGACCAAAGTTGAGATGGGAGAAATTGTTGGTGTTACACGCCAGCGTGAGGGCCAGGTATCCAACCGTGAGACTGTTGGTGGTGTGGAGAGGTCTGTTCTTCAGAGTTCTTACATCACTGAAAGGTACTTCGCATGGCATAATGACACCAAGAGAAGGGCTCTTGATTGCTTCCTTGAGACCATCAAGATTGCTGCCCGTGGCAAGAAGGTCAAGTTTGAGTATGTCAGCTCTGATACTTCTAAGAAGTTCATGGAGTTTGACGGTGATGTATTTGCTGAGGATGATTACGGAATTGTAGTGGATGCTTCCTCTGACATCCTTAATCTTGACCAAAAGCTTGACCGTGCAGCTGAGGTTGCAATTCAGGCAAGGATGGCCTCTCTCTCTGATGTGATGAAGATGTGGACTTCTGCCAATTCCCTGGCTGAGAAGATTCACATACTCCAGAGTGCTGAGAACCGGAGGATGCAGGAAGAGCAGCAAGCCCAGCAGGCAGAAGTTCAGAAGGCTCAGGCTGCTGCCAATGCTCAAATCCAGATGAAACAGCTGGAGCTTGAACATGAAGCTGCCATGAACTCCGAGAACAACGAAACCAAGATTATGATTGCCCAGATTCAGGCAGAAAGCCGTATGGCCGGTATGTCCAATTCTGACAATGATGGTATTGTTGAGCCCATGTCTGAAGAGGCCAAGGCCAAGCTCCGTGAGCAAATCCGTGAGTTTGATATTCAGATTCAGCAGGAAAACAAGAAGCTGGGTATCATGCAGGAGAAGAATGACATCTCCCGCATTGCTGCCCACAGGAAGCCTACTAACAAATAATGCAAGGTTATGAAACTTCTGAAAAACATAATCATTGACCCCAGGATTACAGCAGTCCAGGATGCAATGTGGCTCCGTCCTCAACAGAACGGGGGTATCAGTGTGTACATACCTCATGGCCTTGAGTGGAGAAAAATTGCCCAGTTTGGTGAATCAGACACTGGGGATGATGATGATTTCAACTTCAAGGAAATCTATGAAGGAGTTGAACCGCCGGACAATTACAAGAAGGTCTGGTTTGACCCTGAATCCATCACTGAAGCGGAACTGGAAAGCCAGTATCCTGACTTCCTCCAGATGATAATCAATCTGGTCAATGAGCTCAAGGAAAAGACCAATACTCTGTACAAGCTGTACACCATTGGTGCAATTGCCGGAGACTCCACAAGCAGTGCCCGTACACAGATGACAGAGGCTTCTGACCTCATTCCTCCGGAGACTGACCAGGAGCTCCCGGAAGATGATGGCACCAAGCCTGATGTCTCAGACATTGAATATACTGTTCCTGCCCTTGTTCCCAAGCTGGATACTGCCTCCAATTTCTCCAAGAACCGTCAAAATCTCATTGACGGAGACCTTCTCTTCTATACGGACCTGCATAAGCTGGTTGTGTATTATGAGGGTAAGTTCTACGGAGCCAGCTCCTCTGGTGGCGGCGGTGGCAGTGACCCTTCCGGTAGTGGTATTACCATTGATGACCTGTACAACCTGATTCTTGACCACCTGAACTTCACTGACGGTGATAACAGTTACAAGGTCACGGTGGACAAGAATGGCAAGGTTGTGGCCAGAAAGTACAGTGATGATGTCACAAGACCCGGCTCCAAAGTTACTAATGATGTATATGTGAATCACCTCCTTTGCATCAACTCCGTGTATTGCGGAGGGAACGGTGGAGAGAATTGCCTTGTCTCCCACAACCTCGTGGAGCTTGCAAACGGCAGTGATGTTGACATTAACCTGAAAGGTTTGTTCCTCCTGTATACGGATGGCACCCAGAGAGACCCCAGTGATGTTGGCTTCATCTGGCATGTTCTTCCCCTTTCCGGTATCATCAAGGCTGGTGGTTCCTTCCTTATCAGGGGTGCCCAGTGTCACAACTTGAAGTCTGCCTTCATTCCTGTTAAGAATTATGACATGGAGTGGAAGGAGAATAACCAGCTCATAGCCTTTAACCAGGGTTGTGCATCCTTCTATCTGTGTGTTGGTGACATCAATGAAAACTGGGTTTATGATGCCAATGGTGAGCTGCTTGACAAGTACTCTCTCCGCAGTCCCTGGAACAAGAATACCACCAATGTGGGATACATTGATTCCTGCGGCTTTGGTGTAAACTCCGTAGGTGAGGGTACTTCTGCCTTCCTTATTGATGATGACTGGGACAAATGCCTGATGGTACGCTGGTTCATGTTTGAACCTGCCAAGCAGGGTAACAAGGCTTACGGCAGCCGTAAGACCACTGACCTGTGGACTTACATCAATCTGGAGAAGCAGACTGAAAGGCTGGATAACAGTGAGCAGTACTATTATCCTGACTGGATGAAGCAGGCTTTTGCTCCGAAGGCATCCCAGGATGACAAGAACTTCTTTACCAACAAAACTTTGTTCCGTAAAGACAGACCCAACATGGTGAATATCACCTTTGGTATTCAGGCCACAAGCATTGCTGCCAATGATGTTCTGGCCTCAAGGTGCTTCAACTGGGTGTCTGTTGGATACTATGATGAGTACCTGGAATACCGCAAGAAGGGCACTTCCGCATGGACCAGGGTTTACTCTATCACGGATAATGATGCCAGCAATCCTCAGTACATTTCGCAGTTCATTCAGTTCTACAAGAGGTACCGTTGGTGCACTGCCAGCGGAGTCTGGGTCACTACTCATAAAGTAGTACTGAAGAATGTCTTTGATGCCGGTCAATGGGAATACCGTGTTGGCCGTCATGGTGATGATGCTTACACCAGTGAAATCTTCAACTTTACCGTTGTTGACAATGCTGATATTGCTGCTGGCTTTAAGTTCATTCAGACTACTGACCAACAGGGCTTCAACTGGGCTGAATATCAGGCTTGGAAGAAGACTGCCAAGTGCATCAAGGATACGGAAGAGCCTCTGTTCACCATAAACACCGGTGACATTACTCAATCCGGTAACCGTGAGAATGAGTGGCTGGATTACTATGATGGCCGTCAATTTCTCCGTGAGCTTGAGGAGATGTTCACCATTGGTAACAATGACCTCTGCGGACATGATGCTACCAAGCTTACGGATGGTAATGATGCCACCTCCAAGTACAACCACATCAATGTTTTGAGGTATTACACCTTTGAACTTGACCCGGAGAACAATTACTTCTTCACTTGGAATGGTGCACAGTATCCCCTGTACTCCCTGTATTCCTTCAACTTTGGTCTCTGGCACTTTATATGCCTCAACTCTGAGACTGCAATTGCTTCCAGTAAGACCTATGTGGGATATGAGAGTGACACCAACCCTGGTGATGCTTCTTATGCAAGGGCAGCTAATGCAGCCATTGAGACTTGGCTCCGTAAGGACTTGCAGATATTCAAGGGCCTCAGTGGTGCCACGGTTCCTTCCGGCTGCTCTGATGTAATTGTTTACATGCATGAGATGCCATTCACCATGGTGACCTGGGACTTCATGGGAGGTTCCACCGGCAGGGTTGGCTCTCATCTCAACACCCTGGATAACAACGGTAATTACCGCTTCTCCAGACTGTTCAAGAAGTACGGTATCCGTCTGGTTATTGGTGGACACAAACATACCTACACCATCAGTAAACCCATTTATGATGCCCCTGCCGGATACATTGGTAATGACAACAAGCCTGTTGATGGTGTTGACCTCATGGGTGAAGTTACTACGGCCCTTTCCAGGACACCGGTCATTCAGGTCCTCCGTGATGAAGATGTGATTGCTGGCATGGCACCTTATGCAAGGTATGAAGTGGTTGACCATATCACTGCTCCTGTATATGTGATGTCCCAGGCTTCCGGTTACAAACTTGTATCCAACAAAGAGCAGCCTTCCGGTGACCAGTACACCATTCCTTGGCTCATGGCTTACTTTAAGCCAAAGACCAATGCTTCCAGTCCCACTGAGAACCGCAAGCAGCATTATCCTATGTATGTGCTGTATGAGCTTAGCCCCAGCAGCATCAAGATTACTGCAAAGCAGGTCCATGGTGTTTGGGACATCAATGAGGTGGCCAATACTGCAAAATATGACATGAACAACCAGCTTACACATGTTGAGGCCATGCCCATGACTCTGCATGAGGCTTCTGCCGCTGACATTGAAGCTTATGGAATAGTTGACACTGATTCATACACAATTGATTTATAATATGGCGGAAATCAAAAAATACAATTACACGAAGCGTCAGTTCCTGAGATATGGTTCTTCCCACGCTCGTGGCATTCAGACCCAGGTTTCTCGTCTCCTCCAGGATGCGGAGCAAGCAATCTCTGTTGAAACTGCCCTTTCCCGTATTTCTGACCAGCTTGCAACTCTCTTCGGAAATGTTGCATGGCTGGCTAAATACGGCGGAGGAGGTTCCGGTGGCCAAGGGGGTGGTGGCGGAAGTATTGTTGAGGCAACAGGTACCCTGCTTGTCAATGGTCTGCCTACCGGAAGTCAGGTTGTAATGAACTCTGATGGTCTGGAAATCAGACTTGACAATCTTTCTGTGGCCCTCACCAAATCCTGGATTGTTACAGTGACTGTGGGCTCCACACAGATTGCAACCAGCAGCCTTTCGTATGTCAACAATGTGATGTACATTCCTGCTGACAGAATCTCCCGTGTTCTGGTCAACCATCAGGGAAGGCTTCAAATTACTGCATCTTATGCAGATGATGCCAATGCCATCTATGGTAATGAGCTCTGGACCGGCAACATTCTGGAAAGTACCGTATCCGTGGAGGTTGATGATGACAGCTCCACTCTTGAGGAAATCAGGAGCAAGCAGCTTATCATCAACTACTCGGTTGGTTACCTTGGTGATTCTTCCAAGGACAATTACAGGCTGTCCATAGTGGCCACAAAGAACGGTCAGGTGGTATCTGAATACCAGGAGAATATCCGTATTGTGGAGACCACTCCCCAGACCAAGGCACTGCCTGTATTCAACAATATCATCAAGTCCAGCACCAATGAGGCCATTGGTGTATACCGGCTGCTTGTGACCCTCACCAACATTGAGAATCCGGCCCTCACCAACAGTGATACTGCAAACTTCACGCTGGCTTCCCAGAACATCCTGATTGCAACCAGCTCCATGAGTTCCAACCAGGATTCCCCTCAGGATGTCTCCCTCACCGGCTCTCTCCTTGTGGAGTTCACTGCTTATGTGCAGTCTCTGGTGTCCTTTGTATATGACATTCGTATAGGCGGAACTCTTGTGGTTGAGAATGCTTCTGGCCGCTTCGGTGTACAGGAGATTGCCACTCTGTCTGTGTCCAGCAAGCCTTGGGCAATTGAGAATGTCACCACTCCAGTCCAGATAACCGTCCGTTCCGGCGAGCTCACTGCTTCTGAGACTTACTATGTGAAGTTTGTGGATTCCGGTGATTCCTTCCTCACCATGAGGGAATCCGCCAAAACCCACATGATTTCCAGCCTCAGGGCCCTGGACTTCAACTCCGGCACCAGGGAATTCAGCTTCCTTAATGCTGACTATGTAAGGGGTGGTAGCACTACCAGCCTTACTTCCCGCATGAGTGCAATCAACAAGAATGACCTTTCCGTTATCCGCAATAAGGCCAACGGCATGCCTTTCCTCAGGCTTTCCAATGGTGCTGCACTGAAGGCTGAAGGCTGGAAGTTCACTATGAACGGCCAGGAGTACAATTATAACCTGAGTGACTTCTTCCCGGACAATCCTCAGGCCATCAATGAGTTCACAATCTCCATTTGCTTCAAGGCTGATTATCATGCAGATGATTACAGGACGGTTCTGTTCTGCGGTACCCTTGATACAACCACTGAGGAAATCTCCACCGGTATTTCCATTGATGCTCATAACATTTACATCAACAATGAGTCTGTGTATGAGCTCTCTGACAATACCGTTAACATGGTGGATATTACCTGCACAAGGACAACCACCATGCAGAAGAACAGCCAGGGAGACCTGGTTGAGGTCCTGACTTATATCATCAAGGTGTATGTGGATGGTGTGGTTACTGCCACAAGGTCTCTTACCACCGGATTCCCTAATCTGGGTGATTATGTGTACCTTGGTTGCCGACACTACAAGAATGGCAATGAGGATGTGTACACCTATCTGTGTGACTGTGAGATTTACAACTTCCAGGTATATGACAGGGCCCTCACGGATTACGACATTATGATTAACAGGGCAAACAACCTTGCTCTGACTTCCTTCGTATCCAATCATCCCAATTATAGCCTCATTGATGCAGAACTCCGTAAGAACTTCTGCGAAAGGAATGCTGACGGAACTATCAATTCCCACCTGTATGACCCGGATTCCAACACTTATACTGTTGACTTCCTCATGGGTACGCAGGGTGGCCTTACGGTCCTGAATGAGCAGAACCTGCGTGACTATGCTGCTGCCCTCGGTATTCCTATCATGTTCATTGATGTATCCACTGACCCTAACTGGACCTTCGCTGCCTTCTCTGCCCAGCAGACTTCCGGTGCAGTCTCCCTGCCTGCAACTCAGGGCCGCCGTCTTCAGTATTGGGACCCTCTTGGAGACAACACCAATGTGATTACCCTCAATGACATGGAGATTGAGCTCCAGGGTACTTCCACGCTGGCTGACTTCATGAAGAACCTCAACATCACTGCTCCGGATGACACGGTGTTCATTCCCAAGGCCAGTTGGCTCTTTGAAAAGACTTACACCCTAAAGGCTGATGTTGTGGACTCTTCGCATGCCTGCAATGCTTCCTTTGGTAAGTTCATCAACGAGAAGTTCGGATACAACCCTGAGACTGAATCTTCCTATCTGCCTCTCCCGGCAGATGCCATTGCCAATGTGTACAATACCAATTATCACAGGGACCAGCAACCTACCGGCAGTATCAAACATACTGTGGAAGGCTTCCCTGTGCTGCTTATCATGAAGTTCTATGTAACTGAGAGCAGTACTGTCTCTGTGACTCCTCTGGGTATTTACTCCTTCAACCTGGGCCGTAATGCTTATCACAACCTTGGCTTCAAGAGGATTAACAGCATCCAGGTAAATGGTGAAACTCCTACCATCAGCACATTCCCTTATGCGGCTGAGAATGCTGTAATTGATGAGACGGACGGCAATGCCAACTGGATTGAAATTAAGGATACCACCTCCATCCAGGACCTGGTGGATGTGAAGACTGCTCTTCCAGAAGGCTTTGATTCTTCCCATGGTGACTTCTGGCAGAATGATAATAACATCATGAACAGCCGTTATGAAGTCCGCTTCCCCGCTGGAAGGAGTGTATCTGAATACGCCAAGTTCAAGGAGTTTGTCACCAACATCATGCGTCTGCCCATTGAGGGTTGCTTCTCCACCAACTCTCTTGGTGATGTAACCAAACCCAGGATTGCAGATGCATTTGACCTGTACACCTGTCAGTCTGACGGCACCAATTATGAGCCTACGGGTGAAACATTTGCCATGAGTGTTGACCCCAATGACTTTACCAGCAACCTGGGCTTCAACCTTGACAGTTTTCTCCGTTACTTCTGCATTGGCCAGCTTGGCGGAGCTGCTGATAACTTCGGTAAGAACATGACTTTCCGTTCATGGAACAACGGAGATTATTATGCAGGCTTCTATGACCTTGACTGCTTGTTTGGTGGTGGTAACCAGGGTCTTCTGGACATCTCCTATGACATGTGGATGAAGTATCTCTACAATGCTCAGGATGGTGGAAATGTATATGGCTACATGGCTGAAACCTTCAACCGTGAAGAGGCACTGTCTGACACTGTATTCTCTGCAAACCACAATAAGCTCTGGCTGTCCTTGGATACCAATATTGCCCGCACGGTATTCAGCAGGAATGTTGGCAGTCTGTATACCCAGACCTGGTATGAACTCCGTGGCATGCTTGACACCTTTGCAAGTGCTGCCGGATACAAGACCTTCTGGGATTATTATGTGGAGGAATACTTCAAGAAACAAACTGGTGAATGTGGTCCTCTGCTGTTCAATTATGACTACAAGCTGAAGTACTTCCTTCAGTTCACCGATGATTCTTACAAGGATACCAAGGCCCTGACCAAGCTGCATGGCCGTAAGATTGCTTACACAAGGACTTGGCTCAAGCGCAGGATTACCTTCCTGGACAGTGTGTTCTACTGGAGGGACAATGCTCAGACCATTACTTTCCGTAATGATGTGAACTCCCGTGGTGCAAACTCCGTATACACCACTCCTCCGGCATTCCCCATCAAGACCAATACTTCCTTGGTCATGTATCACTCCGTGGGTGACCAGACCAAGACTTATTACTTCATGAAGAAGAACCGGAAGACCTGGGTCAATACTGCAAACTCTGCATCTGACTCTGTGCTTAACTGGAACTTCTCTCACTCTCCCAACATCATTGAGCTGGGTGATGAGAATGTGAAGCTCAAGGATATGAATGTGGCCAATCTTTCTTATCAGGCAAATGCTCTGAACATAGACTATGTTGGTTATCCTTCCATCACAGACCTTGACTTCTCGCAGAATACCCGCTTCAACGGCTTTACTCTGGGTGCTTTCAAGCCCATTGCTGCTGCCGGTGAGGTGTATGACCGTGCCCCCATCTCTGAGCTCCGTGTGTTGGATTTCTCCAACACTTCCGGTGCTTCCTTCCCTCTTGACCTTACTTACATTGCAAGTGGGCAGGAAGATACCTGGTTCCAGAAGCTCTACAAGATTGACATCAGCGGTTCCACCTGCGTAAGTGACCTGTCCATCCCTCAGATTCCTCTGCTGGAACTCTCCGTGGCTGGCTCCTCCATCATATCCTTCAACCTGAAGAATCAGGCTTACCTGCCTGAGGTTGACCTTACTGGATGCTCCAGGCTTCAGACCATCAACCTTGATAACTGTGGTGGTTACCAGAACTTCTCCATCAGCAATCTGAACAACCTTACCAGTTGCAGCATTGTTGACTGTGAGAACCTTGAGACCATCACAATCAACTCCTGTGGTGTCCTGAACAAACTGAACATTGAGAACTGCCCGAAACTCCGCAGCATCATTGTGAATGGCTGCCCTGCCCTTGTTGGTGGAAGTGATGGCCGTGCACTTACCATTCAAGACTGTGTAATGCTTCAGTCCATCTCCCTGCGTAACTGCATCAACCTTCAGACCTTCCGTATTGCCAATGCAAACCAGGCAGGCATTACCACTCTGAATCTGTCCAGCACCAAGGTATCTTACATCTCCGGTGATGTTGCAGATACTTCTCTGCTTGACCTCAAGGCATTTACCGACCTTACCTCTTTCTCCATTGGTGGTAACTCCGCTGTTGTTGCCATCCAGTTCATGAATGAGGCCCTCAGGAGTGCAATTCCTCTGGCCAATACCTTTGATGGATGCTCCAACCTTGAGAGGATTTATGGTAAGGTAAGCCTCAATGCTGCTGGCCTGTTCAACAACTGCCAGAAATTCTCTGTGCATGGCACTGTCAATCCTACTTACTTTGGACAGGCAGTGAAGGTAAATGGTGTAACCAAGTTGCCCAGTGCAATCAGTGCTTCTGACTTCCAGACTGGAGACAGGGTTACCAACATTGAGATTGTGACCACCAACCTGTCCAACACCTTCAAGCAGACCAGCTGCACAACCTTTGATATTTATTACATCCTTGAAAAGGCATACAATGTAACGAATATCAGTGAGTGCTTCCGTGACCTGAAGGTGGTTCCTTTCAGCTGGGGACTGAATGGTGATGACTCTCCGAACAGGAATATGTTTGCAAGGGCAACCCACCTTTCCAACATTGCTGGTGCCTTCAGGCAATCTGGTGCCGGACTTATCAGAATCTTCTCTCCGGACATCACCTTCAATGACCAGGATGAACCAACTGGGCAGAACAATGGCTTGTTCTCTCCCCTCGTGGAGACCCTTTCTGGCTTCAGCACTGTCTTCTACGGGTACTCTTACATCATTGACAGAAGGTGCTTCCGTCATACTGAGCATGATTACAGCCTTGTCACTTCAATGTCTTACTTCAGCCCTGCGGCTGTTGTTGAAAATGTCAACACTTTGTCTCTGACAGATGCTGCAAGTGGTGTAAAGGCTTATATCCTCAACAATAAGGATACAGCCGGTAACATGGCTGGATTCTTTGACCAGCTGCCTAATGTAAGCTCCATGTATGAGGTGTTCAACAGTGTGAGGTACATTAACTATGACACACTGGGAAACATCCCTGGAACCTCCTTCAGGTATGCCTTCCTCTCCACTTACGGAAAGGGCAGCCTGAGTGGTATTGCTTCCTTGTTCAAGGCTCCTGCAACTGTCCGTGAAATTGTGGATGCCTTCCGCGTGACAAGACAGCTTACTGATGGTACCAACACTTTGAAGGTGAATGTTACCCTCTCTGATACATTCCTTACCGGCATGTCCGGCCTGATGTATCTTGGATACAATGATGAGGACCTGTACACTCCCAAGTCCAACTCTTTGAACTCTTCCTTCGGTGGATACGGCATGAACAAGGAAATCCAGGGAGCTTCCTTCCCTTACAGAATCCTTGACTCCTGCCCTAACCTTGTGATGTGTGCCGGTCTGTTTGACGGAGCTTACGGAAGTTCCCTGACTGAGAATCCTGCTCTGCCTGGCAGTATGTTCAGGAACACTCCGAACATCAACAATGTTTCGGCCCTGTTCCACAATGTACACTTCACTTACACCCTCACCTCAAGGTCCTTTGCTTCTTGCACGGGTCTTAAGAAGGCTGCTTACACATTTGCCGCAACTGATGAGCTCTCTGGCCCTGATACCACCAGCTCTGATGCTGGCAGTACTGGTAGAAGAAACTATGGTACCGGTTCAATTCCCTTTGAGCTGTTCTACCATGGTGAATCCAATGAAGCAAAGTCCTACGAAGGTATTGTAGGTACTGTCACTTCTGAGGTTCTGAGTGATGCCAATGGTCAGTACACCAGGTATACCATTGTTAAGCCAGTTGGTGGTGTGACCACTTATTACTGTGAGGTAAGGCGTAACAGTGTCACTTGGCTCAATGACCAGGAGGAAACCATTACCAAGAGTGCCGTGCTTGACAGCAACTCCTTCGTATGTAGGAAGGTAAATGCCACTATCACGGACATGCAATGCTGCTTCAACAGGGCCAACTTCTCTGCTTATGAGAAGCCTGACCTGACCACCGGAGAGCTTGTGGAAGTTAACCCTGACTACCAGACCTTCAACTGGATATTCAAGGACAATACCTTCCAGCAGGTGGTTCAGGATACGGATTACTTCACTGAGCAGTGGTCTTATGACGGAAGCTCTGCACCCATTGAAACTTACAGTTCCAAGACTGTGAAGAACATGGATGCACCCAATGATGGAGTGGTTCCCACCATTTATGATGTCTCTTCGGATGGCAACTCCGGTGGTACTCTGCATTACTGCTGCGCACCTGACCTTCTCAGGTATTGTGATGCCACCAAGGAAGTGAATGTTACCGGCCTCTTCAAGGACGGTGGACATGATGTTGCTTCCTCTGTCTGGGGTAACACCTTCAGCCGTGGAGGTTACGGCCTCAGGGGAAGAATTCCTTCTGTGCTCCTCCTGCCCTTCAAGAATGCTTCCAGGACACTCAAACTGGACTACATGTTCTATAATTGTAAGGTTCTGTCCTATTACACTTATAACGGTAGGTCCTACATGATTCCTCAGACATTCTTCACGCACTGCCCGAAGATTGCTTCCATGGTGTACACCTTTGCAGGTATGACCTTCAACAGGGATATTCAACTGGCTGTCTTCACTCCAATCAACAGTAGTGGCCTTGGAGATATTAACCATATCTTCTACATGTGTTATTACTCCAATACTTCCGCTTCTGCAAAGGCAGACCTGACTGGTGTCTTCTCCACCTTGAGGAATCTCACCAATCTGTCCTGGGCATTTGCTGCCACTTACAGTGCCAACAATGACTCTGTGAAGCAGACAAATCCTTATCTGACATTCAGTGCAGTGTTCCCTTCCAATGTGTACAACAGGGCCGCATACAGTGAGAATATGAATTACTCGTATGCCTTTGCATACTTCCAGGGTAATGTTACCCACGAAGCAACCAAGACTCTGCTGGATAACAATACTACAAAGAACTATATACTTTATGGTCAATCTTAAATGAAAATGGTATTATGAAAATTAGCACAAAAGTAATGGAAGCCACGGGTGGGGTAATGATTCCCACCCTCCTGGCTTTCCTTGGGGAGGCCATCTTATTGATGATTCCCTGGTTGGTGACCATGCTCACCATTGTAATTGCCGACCTTGCGGCTGGCCTTTGGAAATCATACAAGCTGGAAATCCCCATACGATTTTCAAAGGCATGCAGGGAAACCATGGGTAAGATGATAGTATACTTTACCTTTGTGGTAATGATATGCTGCATTGATGTTGCTGCACATGGGGAATGTGTTTACGCAAAGTGGGCATCTATGCTGGTTGTTGTGATTGAGGGAGGCAGCATTGTTGGTAACCTATTGAAGCCGCATGGTATTAACATCTCATTAAACGCCATTCTCAAGGCTTTCTTGAACCACTCAATGCTTCCTCTTACCTGTCCGGAAGTTGATGAAATTGTTGAAAAGAAACCTCTTGATGAAATTAGGAAAGAGGAAGAAGACAAGTTCCAAGATGAACATTCAGGTAAAACTTCTTAATACCATTTAGTTATGATTGCATTTCTTAAGAAAATCTGGGGCTGGGTCCGCACAGACGGGCTCCTCCACATTGAGACCTCTGCAATGATTGTCCTTGCCCTGGACGCTGTATGCCCTTGGTGGATTGGAAACATTGTTTCCGCAACTGCCGGTATTGGCAAGGAAATCTGGGACCGTACCCATGGTGGCAGTTCTGAGTGGCATGACATTATCTGTGATGCCATTGGTATTGTCATTGCAGACATCATCATCCTTCTCAAATATCTGATTAAGTGATGAAAAGGGCCATTTTCCTGGTCATCCCACTGTTTTTCCTTCTGTATGCGTGTTCATCTATCAAGTATGTACCCACATATCAGAAGGATACAGTGTATGTGGCAACACATGACCAGACTGTCCAGAAGGACAGTATATTCATCTTCAAGGACCGCATCACCAAGGAGAAGGGTGATACGGTCTACATTACTGAGACTCTCACCAAGTACCGTGACAGGTGGAGGGATAGGGAGGTCCATGACACTACTTATGTGGACAAGGTAAGAGTTGATACTGTAGTTGAGACTATTGAGAAACCATTGACCTTTATGCAGAAATTTTTTATTAACTTTGGCAAGGTTTTCTGCGTGATACTGGTATTACTGCTTGGCTACGGGATATTCAAGTTATACACAAAATTTAAGATTTAAGATATGAGTGACCAAAATCTTGCACAAGTAATTTCCGGGGCAATCCCCGGAAGTGCCAATGAGCGCAGGTATTTGCACACCAGGCTTTCCAAACTGGCCTCTGATGCTGAGCATGGAGGTGCAGCAGGTAATGAAGCTCTGGCCCTTGCAACTGCCCTGTGTGAGGTGCTTGGTATATATTCAAACGCCCTTACCTTAAGTCCGCAAGCTGCCCAAACTGGTAAAAAGATTACTGTGGATGGTGAAGTTGTGGATGCTGAGGGACTTGTTATTACTGCCCCTCTTGAGGTACAACAGGGTATTGTTTATACCATACCTGCCTCAGGTTCTTATGAAGATGGAACTGCCATTGTGGCAAAGGTTGTTACTGAAGAAGGCCAGACAACTTATGTTCCTCTGATGTGGCCTGTTACTTCAGACCCTCTGACAGGAAAGTATTCTTTCCTTGCTACTGAAACTACGAATGTGGTATTCACCATGTTTGAGAGTAATGTAGGCGGAAGCATTTCTGGTGTATATTCGGATATTTTCTTCCAGATTGCATCTGCTCTGATGAGCCTTGACCCTTCCACCAACCCTGCTCTTGCGGAGGCCCTTGCCCATAAGACTGATAAGGTTGCTGATTCTGAAAACAAGCTTGCTGCCTTTGATGGCAACGGTAACCTGAAGAGCTCTGACTTCAACCTGTACAAACTTTTCAACAAGGACAACATTGTTGGAGAGACTGGAAACAATGAAGACAAGATAATCCACCAGAAGAAGGTAACTGAGCTGCTGAGTGGAAAGCAGGATACTGCACCAGGTAAAGGTCTTTCCACGGAAGACTTCACTACTGCCCTGAAGGAGAAACTTGCTGACCTTCCCAACAGTCAGCAACTGGCACAACTGATTGCTTCTGCAATTAGTGATGCTCTCACTGGTTATGTAACTAAGAATGGTGAGGAACTTCTTGTCATTGCTGCGGCTCTGGCAGATGTCTTTGCAGATGTTAAGAACCTTGCTGCCCGCAATCAATTTGGTTCCATCAAGATTGTGGATGCCAATCTTGAGAATGTTCCCAGGGTAAATGGCTTCCCTATGATTGTGTATGGTGCCGGTGCACCTTCCGCAACCACTCTACCCAGACAATCTGGCCTTCCGGCCTTCATTGGACAACATTACATTGATACTTCCAATGCCAAGGAGTACAGCTCCAAGGGAACGGAAAATACCAGTGATTGGTTCCTACTTAACTAATATGCCCTATGATAAAGAAATTCACTGACCTCGCAGCTTTGAAGGCTGCAAAAGTGGCTGCTGGTGAGCCGACTGTTGGGCTGCTTGACAATAAGGATACTGCTGCAATTGGTGTGAATACCATTGTTACAGTTCCTCAGGATGGTGACATCATCATGAAGGATACTGTACTTGGTACCACTTTCATTGTGGACCTGGATTCTTATGATGCAACCCTGAAGCCTGCTTCCTGGAGCCCCATTGGTATTGTGGGAGACCATGATACTGACAATGCTCTTATTATTTATAAGAGCAACGCAGGTAGGAAACAAGCCGAAACTTTCCGTTGGAAGGTTACCGGCAGTGCCATGACTGATGGTGCTCAGCATACCGGTGCACTTTCCATTGGCGGTACTGGTGGTATCACTGAGAACTTCACTTGGGAAACCTCCACCATTGAGGATTTTGCTGCTGCCCTGAACACCTTCCTGGAAACCAATCATCCGGATGACCAGCCGTATTCCTGCTATGTGGATACTGAAGATAACAACTTCGTCATTATCCAGCAGAACAATTACAACGGATACCGTGCTGTCAGTCTTGCTGGTGTAAATGTAGAAGCTTACACCATGGCCGAGGTTGCTGCTTCTTACAACCTTCGTTCTTACAACGGCATGGCTGGAGACTACCGTGGTTCCAACCTCAACAGGCTTATCACAACCTTTGAATCAGATTGGAACAATTCAACTTTCAATCCTCAAAGTGAGGTAGGTTCCATACCTCAATATCCCGTGTGTCTCCCTGCATATCTGGGTACCTCTCAGTATGCTGATGGTGACAAGTGTGCATGGCTCCGTGCCAAGTACGGAGAAGGAAGGGAAGGCTGGGAGAAGTATTTGGCTGATACCATGACCTGTGAAGACCAAGGTTGGGGCCCCATGCAGGCTGACCGAAGGGATGGTAAGGCTGAGACTTACAAGCTTGTAGGTAAGACCTTCCTCAACACTAATGGCCAAAGGCAGGCTCAATATCCTGCTGCTGAGTATGTGGCTGCAATTGATGAGGGAGTTGATTACTTCCGTGCAGGTGATTGGTTTGAAGGCTCTGCTTTCCAGATGGGTAAGATTATCCGTAAACTGGAGTATGGTAACAAGAACATGACTCGTAGTTCTGACCGTATTAACAGGGGTCTTGAAGCCATTGGTGGAAGTGCCATCTCAACAGCTGCCAATTGGTGGTGTGTAAGTCGTTACAACGCCTACTACTGTTGGTATTTGAACTACTATGGTGTATTCAACGTCAACAGCTTTTGCAACGCTTATGGGGTGGTGCCGCTTGCGCTTTATCCCCTTAAAAAGTAAACCTTAGGCGAGGCCGCTCCGGCGGCCCGCCTTATCAAGCATATCTTCTGAAATGGAAAGTGAATATTACGAGCCAAAACTTCTGAAGGGGGAGAAAGAAAAGCCCAGTATCATTGTGGATGCACACTCTCTTCGTAGAAATTTGAAGAAAGCAAAGCTCATGATGACAAATGTTGACCGGAGGGAATATGGAGACGAAGCACTCTTTGAAATCAGAAAGGTCATTATGTACTTCCACATGGCCTATGATTTTGAGGAGGAAAGGCTCTTCTACTTGAAGGAAATGTGGGCCTGGATTGCTGCCTTCAAAGATACAATGAGGACAATTGGTGAGGACAATGTAATACATATCCAACCCAAGCATATCAAGATGACTCCAGACCAGATGAAGTTGGAACTTTTCAATGCACTTGCCAGATTGGATGAAGGTGCTTATAAATGGAAAAACAGCGTAACAAGGCTAAGAAAAAGGCAATAAGGCATGTCCCACATCATAGGATGCATGGGCAGTCCGTGAAAGGATAAAGGAGCCGCTACCATCATTTATGGTTATGAGTAAGATAAGCGGCTCAGGAAGCTGCCAATTGGTGGTGTGTAAGTCGTAACAACACCAACAACTGTTGGTATTTGAACAACAATGGTGTATTCAACAACAACAACTTTTACAACACTAATGGGGTGGTGCCGCTTGCGAATTATTCTGTAAACACATGGTTCTCAAACAACTTATTGATACATATCTCCTTTGCCGGGCCAATAAGAGAAGGAGCACAGATAGTGTGCACTTTGAACTTCATTGGGAACGGGATATTGTGAGGTTGAAAGTTGACTTTGATAACCGAGACCTTGAACCTTTTTCTTATGCCTTTGTTACACTGATTCCAAAACCAAGGGAGATAAATGCCTGTCTGATGCAGATGAAGATACTTCAGTTCTTCTTTGACCTGTATATCAGACCTCTCGTTGAGGAAAGACTTACTGACCGGACCTTTAATAACCGTGTTGGCTTTGGGCCGGATGTTGCAGTTAACCAGTTACTCCAGGACATATATGAATTGTCTGAAGGCTTTACAAAGGACTGCTGGATTATCTCAGAAGACATTAAGGCTTTCTTCCCCTCAGCAACCCTGGATAACATTTACAACCAATACAAAGACTTGATTCTGGAATCCTTTCCAGATTCTGAACTTAGGGATGACCTTCTTTACATACTCATGCGGTCTGTTTATGCTTATCCAAGAATCCACAGCCGGAGAAGGTCTCCTCTTGCAAAATGGGAAGAATATATTGAACCTGAGAAATCCGTATTCCTTGCCCCGGACGGAAAAGGAGCAACTCTTGGACACCAGTTCTGGCAGGTTGCAATGGGATACAACCTGAATGACTTTGACCACAAGCAGGTAGAGCAGTATCCCTTCAGGTATGTCCGCTTTGTGGATGACATGCGGTGGGTTACTACAAACAAGGAACTCTGCCTTGCCCATATACCTGAGGTAAGGAAGGACTTGGCCAAACAGGGATATAAGTTACATCCAAGAAAGTTCCAATGCCAGCATTTCACCAAAGGAGGAAGTTTCCTTGGAAACTACTTCAAGATGGACAGGGTGTACATTAGTAACCGAATAATTCGGAGAATGGAGCAGGCAATACATTATTGGAATGAGCTGGTAAATCCATATAATCTGGAGCACTTCCTTTCCTGCCTGAACAGTTACTTTGGAAGACTGAAGGGAAGAAACGAATATGGCAATATAAGAAACATGGTTGACCTAATATCCGAAGACTGGTGGAAGTATTGCCACTATGATGACAGAAGAAAATGCCTTGTGGCAAATGAGGGATATACACATAATGAACTTCTGTGCAGAATGTATCACTTTAAACTTTATAAAAATGAACACAAGAGAACAAATTCAAAAACTGGAAGAAAAGCAGCTTGAGCTTCTTTCCATCATGTCTGACTCTGATGCACATGCTTCCAAATGTGTGAAGCTTGGATTGAACTTCGTGGAGCAATATCCGAATGAGTACACCAAGTATGTCAATGCCAGAACTGAGTACAACAACAATGAGCAGGAACTTGAAACCCTTTACGCCACTCTTAAGGAGGAGGAAAAAGCTCCAAAAGATTTGGAGGAAGAGTAAAAGTTTGCTATCTTTGTGCAAAGCAAAACAAGGAAGAAATGAAAAAGTACATTGGAACAAAGACCGTTCTTGCAAAGCTTGTTACGGTAAAAGAGGCTGAAAAGGCCCTTGGCAAAAAGATTGACATGTCCAAGCATGAAGGAGAAACAGAAGGGTATCTTGTAGAGTATGCTGACGGATACCAGTCCTTCTCTCCGAAAGATGTTTTTGAGGAAGCCTACAAACCGGCAGAAACCTTCATTGACCGGCTGCATATTGAGCTCTCTGAGCTGAAGGAGAAAGCTGCAAAGCTTGCTGCCTTCATTGACTCTGACAAGTTCAACACTCTGGTCATTGATGAGCAGGAAATGCTCAAGGAGCAGCTTTCCCACATGAATGCTTACGCCACCATCCTGGAACACAGGATTGGCCTTCACAAGGAGGACAAGTAATGGCAACCAAGAAATCTTCAGGCAACAAGAAGGCCGCCGGTGGCCCGAAGAGCCGACCAAAACCAAATGTCCCCCGTGCCGGATATAAGGGAAACGGTTCCAGGTATGGCTGCGGAGGAAAGCTTAAATAAGACACTGTATAAGTGTACTCTGTACCTTCTAAAGATAATCCCAATGTTGATTGCATTATGTGATGTGCTCAATACGGGATTATCTTTTATTGGTATAGAGGCTCCGGTACTTTCTTATCTTGGAGGAGTGTCATTCCTTACTTTAGTGTTTCTTTATCTCACCTCCTATGCTTTTGGCTTTTGTGCATACCACAGACTGTTTCTTCATTATTCAGTCCTTGTGAACATCATAAGCACCATTGACCTGTATGTGGGCATACCGGTAAGCACTGGAACATTGTTGGAAATACATTGTATCATCCTTGGAGTATTCCTCTTTCTTATCTTAAAGCTCAGGAAGAAATGTTAAAACTCATCAGAAAGGAACTCTCCCGTATCATTCAAGACATTGATGCAGGGAACACCAATTTAACGGAAGAAGAAGCCCTCCTTCTCCTTCACTCCCTTAAAGAGTTCAATACGCGGGAAAAGTACTTCAGCAAGTATCAAGCTTATACCTTCCTGGGTATAAGCAGAGCTGAGTTTGATAACCGGGTAAGAGAGGGCCTGATACCAAGAGGAATCAAGGTTGCAGGCTTCAAGGAACTCCGCTGGAAAGAAAAGGACATTCGGGACCTCATCAAAAAGCCAGAAAAGTAGCATCATCTGCTTTCCCTCATCCCTCGTAGAGGCAACTCTACGGGGGATTTTTTTATGTGCATAGCATTGTTGTCTCCGGCGAGATGAGGGGTGTAACTTTGCTTCCGGTTAGCTGACCGGTTTTATGTTTAACAAAAAAGTAAAGTTATTATGGAAGGTGAATCTTCAAAAACCTACATGTTCGGGAGTGACAATTCCCTCATCTCCCTGCTTGTTCCTCTTCTGACCCAGCGTGGTATTGACCCCAGCATCCTGTACAGCATGAATGGTGGACTGAACGGAAACAACTTCATCTGGGTTCTGTTCCTCCTGTTCTTCTGGGGTGGTGGTTACGGTGGCTTTAATGGAGGCTTTGGTGGCAACAATGGCACCAGCTTCCTTGCCAATCAGCTGAACAATGACGCTGGCCGTGACCTCCTGCTTCAGGCAATCCAGGGTAATGGTGCTGCCATCAACCAACTGGCCACCACTCTGAACAGTGACCTCAATGCCATACAGTCTGGTATTACCAGTATGCTCTCTGCCATTCAGGGAGTTGGTTCCCAGGTAGGCATGTCCGGTCTCCAGACCATCAATGCCATTCAGGCAGGCAATGCCAGCATTGCAAGCCAGCTGGCCCAGTGTTGCTGTGAGAACCGTCTCCTTACCACCCAGCAGGGTTATGAGGCCCAAATCCGCACTCTGGAACAGACCAATCAACTTGGTTCTCAGGCTGACAGGAACACCAACAATCTCCTGAGTGCAATCAATGCTCAGACTGTGGCAATGAATGACGGCTTCTGTGCCATCAAGGAGCGTGAGCTTAAGAGCAGGATTGACGCTCTGCTTGCAGACAATGCCGTGCTGCGTTCCACAATTTCGGAGAACCGCCAGACTGAGAGGTTCCTTTCTGCCTTCAATACCCTTGACACCAAGATTACGGAGCTGGCCGCCAAGCAGCCTCAGACCGTACCTGTGACTTGGCCCAACCTGACGGCAGTGAACAATACCCCCTTCATGGGCGGATATTATGGTTACGGATACCAGGGAAACATTTGGGGTTAAGGAGGGCCTCGCAGTATGGCTACGAGCTTCATATTTAACCGCGTAAACATCAACGGAATTCCCTGTATTGAGAACCAGAGTGTCAGCACTTCTGCAACTGCTGTAACCTTTACCTTCAATCCTCAGGTATTGGCAAGTCCAAGATTCTCCGGATTGATTGCTGTAAAGATTACAACTCCGGCAGACGCTGCTGGTGCAGACCTCCCGGTACAATTCAGCATGGGTGGTGAAATCATTGCCCTTACTCAGGCAGGTGCCACAGCCGTAACTGGCAGTGAACTTCCTGTGGGAATTCATCTGGTATTTTATGACCGTGTGAGTAACATTCTTCAAATCGTTTAACCAAAGACATTATGTTCCAATCAGTTAGGCCAAACAGCCAAGTATATCTTTTCCATAAGACGGACAATCCGTATGTTGAGATTGGCTTTATTGCCGGTACTCCGGTAGTCCGTCCCAAGTTTCCCCAGCAGGTGGGAATCTTGAATCACAACCAGGAAACTGTGGTTGACCTCACAGTGAAGGTGGAAGGAATGACTTATAACTTCCCTGGTCTTCCTGCCAATCTTGAGATTGCTGACACTTTCTCCAACGGAGAGAATGTGGTAATCTCCATCAGCAGGGATGCTATCAATGCTGAGATTATGAGTCTGAAGCAAAAAGCTGATGATGCAGTAAACAGCTACGAAAAGAACAAGGCCCTGTCTTCAAAGTGTGATGCATTGCTCCAGAAGATAAATCCGGAGTATGCAGAAAAACAAGAACAGCAGACAAAGATTGATGCCCTCACCCAGAGGGTTGACCAGCTTACTGAGGCTGTTTCCAAACTGGTTGGAACTTTGTCTCCAAAACCTGAATAGTATGAACAAAGTTTGGGAAATCATTGAACACCGCCGGGAAGACCGCAGCTCTGAAGGCATGGGTCCTATGGGTAATGCCCGCCGTTCTGGAAGGTTCGGCAAGAGAATGTCCGGCAGAAAGTCTGAATCTGAGGATTACTACCGTGGTATGAAAGACGGCTTTTGTGCAGCCGTTGAAATGCTGGAAGATGTAGTTGATTCTCTGGAAGAGGAGGACTAAGTTTAACCAGGGGGCATATCCTGCCCCCTTTTAACTTATAAGTTTATGGCAAGACTTGATGCAAGAAATACATTCCCTTCCGGCATGGAGGAATATCTGTCTTACTATGGATGGCACTTCTCCAAGAAGATGTTCCAATGGGCCACCTCCAAGATGTACAAACTTGAGAACGGAAGGAAGAAGAAAATTGAACCTTACTCCAAGGATAAGGTGGATGACATGCTCCGGCAGTATGGCCTTGTCCTCACTAACAATCATGGATATGATGCTGCTTATGTGGCCAGCATGTGCCTTGCAGATTACTTCGGTAAATCCGTGAAGACTGAAGCTGACCTGGTTCAGTTTGTATATGACACCCTTGAGGACCCTGACGGATATGAAGGTATGGTCTTCACAAGGTTTTATGCAGACTGCATTGGCAGTGGCACTCCAATCAACTGGGAGGACATGCTATGATTGTGCAGGACTTTACCTTGGACAAATATGGATGGTATGTCAGAGTATACTATTCAGTGAAGAGTTATAACCTGGATATGATTGAAAGGGACCTTATATCATTAGGCTGTCCGGAAAATGAACTTGATGATACCCTGGAAGACATGTCTGAGGGAAAGATGAACACAGGATACATATACTCTAACATACAGCAAAGGAAGAGCATCATTATCATAGGTCCTACCATTTCCGCAGAGGAGTTCCAGGATACCTTTGACCATGAGAAGGGACACCTTGCAATGCATATATGTATTGCCCATGACATTGACCCGTTCAGTGAGGAGTTCCAATACCTGAATGGAAGCATTGGGCATGCCATGTTCAAAGTGGCAAAGATGTTCCTTTGTGACCACTGCCGTCCTAAGATTGTTTAAGGAAAGGTCCTCAAAAAGATAGTATTTTATTTACGGGTTTGCAAAAGATTTGCAAACCTTTTATTTTTGTGTGAGTTTATTAAATGGAGAAGTAATGAACGACGATTTATTTGACAGCGCAAACATCCTTGACGGAGGAGTTGAACTCTTTGGTTTTGAGGGTGGCAGGGAACCGGAAAACCCCGAAGGGCATGACCCTGAAAATCCGGAAAACGGAAAGCAACCTCCCATCGAGGAACCTGCATTCACAGAAGATGATGACCTCTTCGGTGACCCGGAAGACCCGGAGAATCCAGAGGAAGAAGAAGACCCTGACGGAAAGCAGGAACCAGAGAGCGTAGGTGGGAAGAAAGAGAATAAGGCTGGTAAAGAAGGGGCCGACCCTGATGGTGGTGACGGTTCTTCTCCCAATGGAAAAACTTTTTCTTCCCTTGCCAAAGCCCTCTACGGTGATGGCCTCTTCCAAAGCCTTGATGAAGAAACGGTTAATGGTATCAAGGATGCTGATTCCTTCTATGAAGCAATTGAGCAGGAAATCAATGGCCGTCTTGATGAAAAGACCCGCAGAATCAACGATGCCCTTGAGGCAGGTGTGCAGGTCAATGTAATCAAGCAGTACGAGAACACCCTGACTCAGCTTAACGGAATCACTGATGAGGCCCTTTCTGCTGAAACCGAAGAAGGCAAGAAACTCAGAAGTACAATCCTTTACCAAGATTACATCAACCGTGGTTTCGCCAAGGAAAGAGCCAGCCGTGAAGTAAAACGGATATTTGATTCCGGTTCGGACATTGATGATGCTCGTGAAGCTCTTGAGTCCGTAAAAGAGTTCTTTGAAGACAAGTATGATGCTCTTGTTGAGGAAGGTAAAGCCAAGGTAAAAGCCGACAAGGAAAAAACCAAAGCTGAGACTGCCCAATTCAAGAAAGCTGTACTTGAAACTGAGAAGGTCTTTGGTGAGATTGAGGTGGACAAGGCAACCCGTAGGAAGGCTTATGACCTGATGACCAAGATTGTCAAGACCACTGATGACGGAGAACAACTGACTGCCGTTCAGCTTTACGCTGATGAACATCCGGTTGAATTCCGTACCATGCTTGGTATTGTTGCTGCCCTTACGGATGGCTTTACCAAACCTGGCAATCTCCTGAAACAAACCGTTAACAAAAAGGTCAGGCAAAACCTTACGCAGTTTGAGCGCAATTTGGCAGGAGGAAACCCTCACAGGGGTGGTACCATCAACTTTGTTGAAGGTGAGGAAGAGAATCCAGACAACCCGCCCAGGCGAAGATTCAGGCTTGACATTGATTAACCAATAATGTAAAAACTGTTATGGCAGGTAAGATTTTATCCAAGTATCAGATGATGGGCTTCCGGTCTTGGAAGGGCCTGACCTCAGACAACCATCTGGGTGCTCTCTTCCAGTCAGAACCTCAAAAGGCTACTAACCTTATGGTTAAGCTCCTGGCCTACAATGTCGGTTCTTCGCTGGATTCCTTCCTTTCCCAGTTCCCCACCAAAATGTATGACACGGACGATGAACTGTTCTGGGATGTCATGGCTTCCGCTTCCAGGAATATTCCCCTGGTTGAGGCCCGTGATGAGAACGGCACGGTCATTGACTCCGCTGTTGGCTCCAATGTTGGTGCCGGTACTGCTCGTTTCTACCTGGTTTTTGCCGAGGACTGGTTTGCTGACGGCGAGGTTATCGTAGGTAACCTCAATGAAAAGTACATGTTCCGCATCATCGGTGAGGCCAAGATTGAGGGTACCAACTATGTGTACACCGTAGAGCTGATGGGTGCCAACACCATCGGTGTTCCCCGTGAGCGTCTGCTCGCCGGAGAGCGTTTCTCCGTTGAGTATGCCCCTGTGGAGAAGGAACTCTCCCGCAAGGTTGGTGATGTGAGGTTCACCTCGCCCATCAGCATGCGCAACGAATGGACCACCATCCGTATCTCCCACAAGGAAGCTGGTAACAAGCTTGGCAAGAAGGTTGCCTTTGGTATCCCCATGGTAACGGAAGGCAAGAATGGCCAGCAGGTCCGTGGCACTTCCAACATGTGGATGCACTATGGGGACTG